GTGTATCTGGAGAAGCGCGGCTTCCGAGAGTTTGAGGATATCGTCCTTACCGGTCAGCTCGATTTCATTATCGGCAAGCAGTACACCGACTTCAAATCGACATCCACATTTGCTTGGACTTCAGGCAACAAGGATCAGGATTACATCCTGCAAGGTTCGATCTATCGTTGGCTCTTCCCAGACCTGATCACAAATGATGTCATGCAAATTGGCTTCATCTTTACGGACTGGGCCCGGTATCGGACTTCGGATCCCAAGTATCCGCAGACCCGTGTCACCCAAAAAGATTTCAAGCTGATGAGTCTCGAAGACACTGAAGCCTGGATCTCCAGTAAGCTGGCACTGATCCGGACTAACGCCAAACTGCTGAAGAAGGGTCAAGACAAAATGGAACCTTGCTCTGACAAGGAACTGTGGCGCTCTGAGCCTTTGTTCAAATTCTATGGCGACGCTGCGAAAGCTAAACTTGGCGGCCGGTCTACCAAAAACTTTGACTCCCTGACAGATGCACAAATCCATCAGAGTTCAAAGAACGGAGCCGGCGCAATCGTCACCATCCCTGGTGAAGTCAAAGCATGTGAATACTGCCCAGCATTCCAGCTGTGCGAGCAACGCAAAGACTTTTTCCGAGACGATGGATCTCGTGTCTAAACACATAAAGTCAGAGGGGGATTTTCTCTCTCTGATTTTTCAACCCTGAAAGGATGAATCCGTGACTAATCCACTTTTCGATCTGAACGTATTGGATCAAACTGACCACCACCCTGCGATGAGCGATCTTGTTGACATCTTGTGTCACCGGACCGGCAATTCCGATCGGGGCTTCTTCCAAGCTGAAGTCGCATATTTCTTGGGTCTTATCCCCAGCTCCATGCGTGCTTCAATCGAGTCCCCAGAACGGGGCAACATTCCAATCAACATCTACTCCATTGCTCTGGCCACGTCTGGCTTCGGCAAAGGCCACTCTGTGAGCCTACTGGAGGATGTCATATCAGAATTCCGTCAGGAATTTAGTGACACCACATTCCCATCTATCGCTGAACAGTCACTGTTCTCGATGGCCGTAAACATCGCTGCCTTGAAAGGCGGAGATGAAGACAAGGAGCTAGAGCTCCTCACAGCTGATTTCAAGAAGCAGGGCCACGCGCCCTTCATCTTTGACTCTGGTACTGGCCCAGCTGTCAAACAGTTGCGCTACAAGCTTCTCCTGGCTCGTGCCGGCGCGATCAATTTCCAAATGGATGAGATCGGTTCCAATCTTCAGGGCAACACAGAAGTGATCAACGTCCTCTTGGAACTTTACGACCTTGGTCGCATCAAAACCAAACTGGTAAAGAACACAGTCGACAACGAACGTGGCCAAGATTTGGTTGGCGATACGCCGGCCAACGTTCTCATGTTTGGCACCACATCCAAATTGTTTGACGGCAGCAAGACTGAGGAGGAATTCTATTCCTTCCTGGAAACGGGCTATGCTCGTCGCTGCTTCTTTGGCATGGGTCAGCCTGAAACCATCTCGGCAACAGTTGATCCGGAGCAAGTCTATGACGGCTTGGTATCTAAGAACAAATCAATTGCCATCGAGAAGTGGCGCACTCAGTTGAAAAAGTTCGCTGACATCATGTACTATGATCGCAAGATCTCTGTACCAAAAGATGTGGGCATTGAGCTTGTGGCTTACCGTCTCTACTGCGAGCAAGAAGCTGCAGCCATGCCCGATCACGAAGTCATTCGTAAAGCTGAAATGAGCCACCGCTACTTCAAAGCTATGAAGCTGGCCGGCACATATGCATTCTTGGATGACTCTCAGGAAATGACGATGCAAAATCTGTATCAGGCCCTGAAGATCGCCGAGTCATCCGGTGCTGGTTTCCAGAAGCTTCTGAAGCGTGAACGTAACTTCGTTCGCTTGGCAAAGTACATCGCGGCCACACCGGCTACACTCACCCACGCAGACCTCGTCGAGGATCTGCCATACTATCCAACGTCATCGACTCCTCGCAAGGAGATCATGGACTTGGCAATGGCATGGGGTGTGGGCAACCACGTTGTGATCACGAAGAAAATCCAATCAGGTGTTGATTTCTTCTCTGGTTCTACTCTCCAAGAGACAGACCTGCAGAAGATCAAGCTGAGCTATTCAGATCACTTTGCTTCGAACTATGATCCAATGGAAGTCCCATTCGACAAGCTACCTGCCTTGCTTGGCGCTGACGGTCTTCACTGGTCCAACCACCATTTCGACAAACAGCACCGCGCCGAAGATAACGTCATCCCAGGCTTCAACTGCATCGTAGTTGACGTTGACGGCGATTGCCCACTGAGTGTCGTCCATGAGTTGATGAAGGGTTATACCTACGTCACAGCGACCACAAAACGCCACACTCCAGAGACCAACAGGTTCCGTCTCATCATGCCGATGAATTATGAACTAGCTCTGGACAAGGCCGACTATCGTGAATTCATGGACAGCTTCCTGCTATGGCTCCCCTTTGAGTCTGACGCAGCTGCAAACCAACGATCCAAGAAGTGGATGACGATGGAGAAGTCACCCGAAACCGGGCTTGACGTCCAAGTCGATTACCACATCGGCACATCGTTGGTGGACATCCTACCGTTCATTCCGAAAACCAAATCAAACACTGAGTTCAAAGCCAGTATCGTAGATCTTGGTCAGCTGGATCACCTTGAACGCTGGTTCCTTGCGAACATGGACGAGGGCGGCCGGAACAACAACCTGCTGAACTTTGCCATGATGCTCAAGGACGCAGGCATGGGTTACGACAACATCTGCGACAAGGTACACACCTTGAACAAGCAGTCCGTTACACCTTTGAAACGGGAAGAGATAGACTCCACCATCCTGAAGACCCTTGGGTCCAATATGGATGAGTGTGCGTTCTAACGAAATTGTCACGAAAGACAGCCCTGGTTTGGGCCGAGTCTCCACGACAATGCCAATGACCTGAGGATGGCGGTAAACAGGTGACGAGGGAGAGACCTCATTTCGCAAACCAAGGAGACAGAATGGAACAACCTATGCAGACGGTGGATACCGTCCTCAACCCATCCCGGCAGAATGTCCGCAATCTCACACACCAAGCTTTGACCGACTCCGAAGGAGATCCGGCTCAGGTGTTTGCTGACTTGCTCATGACAGCTGCCACTATTGCTGCACTTTCCGACATTGACGTGTCCGAAGTTCAGCCAATGTTTGACAAGGCTATGCCCAACGCAGTGATTGCCGCGGAATTCATCATGGCCAACGTGGGAGACACGACTGATGGATGACCAAGACAACGCCCAATCAGACGACGACTGCACCAATTCATTTTTGATTTGTGGTGAGTCAGGCGATGGCAAGTCTACATCTCTCCGCATGCTTGCTGGAGAGTCATTGGAAGTCCAGAAAGGCGTGCTGTACTTCAACTGTGAAGGCGGCAAACCACTGCCTTTCAAAAACCGCTTCAAGAAGATCACCATTGATGATCCAGAAGAGATCTTCGAATATCTTCAGATGATCATCGATATGGTCAGCGGCTTCACCGATGAGGATGGCGTAGCACACGCTCCTCAACCTTCCCCGTTCCACACCATCATCATCGATACCATATCGTTCATGATGAACCGGTACGAGTCTGTCCACGTTATTGGCGCAGCCAATACAATGGCAGCCTGGGGAAACTACGGTCAATTCTTCCCGAAACTGATGTATGATTACGTGGCCAAAGTATCGGCAACTGTCATCATGCTCGGTCACCTCGAAGTGATCGTTGACGAAGATGGCAGCAAGGGATCATCAATCCCGGTCAAAGGCGCTTTGGCGAAGAACGGCCTCGAAGCCTACTTCACCACATCCGTCAATGCCCGCAAGATCTCCATCAAGGAAATCGAGAAATCCAAATCAGAGTCACCGCTGCTGAACATCACAGATGAAGAGCGTGACCTGGGCTTCAAACACGTCTTCCAGACACGAACAACTGGCAAGACAGTGGGCGATCGGATCCGCTCTCCTTTCGGTCTTTGGTCCGCCAAAGAACTCTACATTGACAACGACGCAGTCGCGGTCATGAAACGTCTGTTGGAATATTACGACGAGAGCGAAGACTAGAGAACCTTCTCTCCTCGGCTGTCCAAACGGCATCAACCCACAATCCTCACAGAAAGATAAACATGGCAAACCTTTTCAAAAACAAACAAGGCGCAGGAACCAAGGTCGAAGAAGACTTCGTACCATCCGGCTTTGCTGCACTCGACACGGACATCTATGCCGCCACAGTTAAAATGGCGTACATGGCAAAGTCCAACAGCTCTGACGCCCAAGGTCTGAACCTCATCTTCGAAATCGACAACAACGGTAAGAAGTCTGAATTCTCAATGGCCGGCCCGATGAACTGCATCTGGATGACCAACGCCAAAGGCGACATCACCTATCCCGTCAAAGATCGCCAGACGAAAAAGCCAACCGGCGACATGAAGAACCTTCCTGGTTACGATCAGGTGAACTCGTTGTTCATGCTGGTCCTCGGCAAAGAAGTCGGCGAAGCTGAAATGGAAGAGACTACGGTCAAAATCTATGACTTCGACGCCAAGAAAGATCTGCCCGTCGTCGTACAACACTTCCCTGAACTGACAGGCGTCAGCGTCCAACTTGCCCTTCAGAAGGTCAAGGAAGACAAGATGAAGAAGAACGACAGTTCCGGCGTCTACGAACCAACTGGTGAGACACGCGAAGTCAATGACTTGGTCAAATTCTTCCCAGGAAATCGTCGTGTCACCATCTCCGAAGTGGCAGAACATATCAAATCCCTCGGCGGCAAACTGGACGATGTCCTGGAGTCTGACGAAATGGAACAGGTTCTGGACTCCATGGACGAAGATGCTGGCGAATACGCTACCACATGGGTCGAGAAGAACCGCGGCGAAACCCGTGATAAATCTTCCGGCAAAAAAGCTGAAGGTAAATCCTTCGGTGGTGGCGCCAAAGCGGATCCTGAAGCTTCAGCGGCCAAGAAGAAAGGCCTCTTCGGCTAAACGTGGGCATTCCCCAGATCCCTACTCTGACGGGGCTCGAACGTATTTTCACGTTCGAGCTCCCAATGAGGATGAAGGTGAACAACCGTGGCGACATGGAGAGCCTAAATCTCAATGTCTTTCGAAACCAACATCACTACAAGACGAACCATCAGAAGGTACAATTCCACAAGCTCTTCAAAAAGCAACTGGAAGCGACTCCGAAACTTGGTAAGATTTGGCTCCACTACGAGGTCCACCCAAAGACCCGTGTGCGACTGGATACCATGAACCCCGGATCGATAGTCGACAAGTTCTTCTCTGATGCTCTCGTTGAACACGGTGTGATCGAGGATGATAACTACCACTATGTGGTTTTTAACTCTTTCTCTTTTGGCTTTGTTGACAAGATCAACCCTCATGTGCTCGTCACAATAATTGAAATCGAACAACCCGAAAGTGAGAAAGATATGCGTATCCTCCTCGACAATATGGACATCCAGAATGCTCTGGATAGCTACGTCCTGAATGAACTCGGACTGTCTGGCGCCACTGGAGTACGCATTGAAGCGACTGCAGATGGATCCATCACAGCCGAAGTCATGATGGGCGAAGTTGTGGAAGTCCCCACAACCAATACCACAACACCTAAACCAAAAGCTAAGCGTCGCACGAAAGCTCAAATGCAAGCTGACGATGCAAAGGCCCAAGAAGAGGCAGAACCAGATGTGGAACAGACTGTTCCGGATAGCGGCGACCTCGATGCTGCAGGATCTGCTGACGCAGGAGAAGAAGAAACTCTACCTGCCGAAGAAGCAAGTGAGCCAGAAATCGAAGACGCAGACGTCGTCGAAGATCAGCCCACACCTGCAAATGACGGTAAGTCCGAGCCGGTCAAAAAGTCAAAAAACCTTTTCGCGGACAAGAGCGCCGGATCCTCCAAGGATACTGACACCAAGCCCGAGTCCGCGAAAACGGAAACCGAAACTCCTGATCCCGAGACCGTGACAACTCCTGCAAAGAAGAAGTCTTCGATCTTTGACCAGTAAACGACCTTCGATAAAGACAGTCGGTGACCTTCTAGGCGCCGCTGTCCTTATCGTCATCGTCGGTTCTACGGCAATTTTCCTGATCAGCATGTTCTTATCATTGATTATTCCAGTCCTCGCAGTATTCACGGTGCTGCTTCTAGTCTGGTATCTCAATGGACGAACGTCTGAGAA